CAATCCTGCTTCTTCCAGAGCTATTGTTTCAAGCTCTTCTTCTGTACCGCAAGTACAAGGGCCATCTTCATGTATGGCGCAATCTTCCATGTGTTTAATCACGATAACTACCTCCAGCATCTTTATATCGTTTAGCCATCAATTGGCTTTTACGGGCTGACCATTCTCCTGCACCCGTACCTTGCACAGCAGAAGCTTTGATGCTGTTGAAAATCCGTTTACGAAGGCTAGGTTTAGTGTAGTTACCCGCTTCGTTGACCTTTGACTTCACTTCTCCACCTTCGGCAAACTGCGTGAAGTCAGTACTATCCCGGCGGGCTTTCTTCTTCCCCCCGGGCATTTTGCTAGGATTGATGGCCCCCATGCCACGGGAGGCTCTCATGCTCTAGTTTTCCCCCGTATGGCGCAGCCATCAGCCCGTTTAGAAGCTGAAGATACAGAACCACCTCTACGAAACTCCACCCCCCCTTCATCCTCGTTGAACTTGCGTGTTTTCTTAGAGGCTGTGGACTTGCTAGGACTTGTAAACTTTGTCGGCTGTGCACCGCGCCGAAGTTCATCCGCAAGTTTTGCTTTAGTGGATTCTGCGGCGCTTGCAGCGGGTCTATCGTAGGGAAGCCTTTTTGGTGGTGCTGGTAAAGCTAATTGTTTTGGTGGTGCTGGTAAAGCTAATTGTTTTTTCGGCCCCCCGAGTAACTTTGGTATATCTTTAAGAATTTCTAGTTCTTTGTTACGCCAATTTGGGTCTTTTTTAACAAATTCTTCAGCAGCCTTCCGACCAAACAGTTTACCGGCTCCTGCTTTAAGTAAGCCAGCCGCGCCGCCAACAATATTCTCAACGGGGTAGGAACCCTCTAACGCCTGAGACTTTTCCATTGCGGCTCTTCGTGCTTTTTCTGCCGAAGATTGCGCTTCTAATGCTTGCGCTTTTTCTACAGTTGGCCCACGCCCACTGGGGGCACTGGGGGCACTGGGGGCACTGGGGGCACTAGGCAAGGGAGCGTTTCTACGTTTCAGCCCCCCTGCTTGTACGTTCATGTAGTCTGTTAAATCTTTGTCAGCGCCGTACTTCGTTTTAAACGCCTGTAATTGCTCCTTGGTGACTATTGCAGGTTTAGCTTTTGGCGCTGCTGGGGCTTCTGCTGGGGCTTCTGTTTTTGCCGGGGCTTCTGTTTTTGCCGGGGCTTCTGTTTTTGCCGGGGCTGCTACCGGGGTTACTGCGGGAGTGTTTCCGGTTGACCTATCTGCCAGCCGCATCATACGTGCCGTGGTGTCTTCACGGAATTGGTCTTCAACATCGTCAGCTAGAGACGATGCTGTGCCTTCTACATATGAATCGTCTTCGCCATTAAACCTGCGTACTTTTTTCATGCTAATCTACCTTTGGTTTTGCCGCGCTGCTCAGTGCCGCCGCCGCGAGGGTACTTGGTAATCATGCCGCCACGTTTCTTAGCAACTTCTGGATCCATCGGGGGCTGACCCATTTCAGCGGTATAGATACCAGCGTTTTGTTTGCGCTCGTAGTCAGCAAGTTGTTTGGCCGTTGGGCCACCCTGCTTACCGCGCCCCGCGCCTGCCGTTTGTGCTGCCATGACGTTCTCCTAGCAGGGCATGCCGCCCTTGTTCATCTTGATCTGCGTACCCTTGGTCTTGCCTTTGGTAGCAACACCATCACGGCTAGGGGCCGCTGTCTTAACTTTGCCCATTGCTGTCATGCCGCCACCGGCCATTTTCTTAGCGGGAGCGCCCTTTTTCTTAGCCATCATTGCCATGAAACCGGGGTTCATTTTCGTAGCCATATCACCACCTTTTGAGAAAGATTTGCCTTTGTCGGCGTTAGAGAAATCCTTACCCACAGACTGTGGGATACCTACCCTCTTGGCAAAACCCGGATTGTGGGCTATTGCCGCCATAAACTTGTGCTGGGCTTTTGATGAGGAAGGCATTTAGCATTTCCATCTTGCAAGAGCCGCTGCTTTGCGGGTAGGCTTGCCTTTTTCATCCTTCATCGGCCCCGGCATACCGCTCATCCGGGCACAGAACGAGTCTTTGCGTGGGCCACCTTGGGGCTGGGGAGCCTTGAGGTTGCTGCCCGTTGCTGCGTTATATTTGGCTCTGCCCTTGGCAGTCAAACCAGCACCCTGAGAGATCGGGAGCTTCTCGCCCCGACCAACAGAGAGAACCGGGCCTTTCTTCTTAGCCATAGAAAACTTCGATACCTACAACAGTACCCACGCTGGTTGTGAGGTGCAGCCCTGTGGTTGCCAAGATACCTTCTCCGGGTATGGTGATGTTGAAGTTTACAGGGGTAGTAACGCTGGCAATGTCCATCGTAAACAACACCGCGCCAGTGGCGCTGCCATCACGAATCTCAAATGTGGCTGCCGTAGAAACTTTAGGACTGACCACAATACCTTTGAGGCGTGTACGCCCCAGCATAAAAGAACCAGCGGCACTTAAATGCGCCGCCTTTACGTCTGTTTGCATCATAATTAATCTCCAGTTGTGAGGTTACCCCCGAAGATTAAGCTGTGCGTGTGAACACGTAGGCTGTTGCGCTGGAGAACATCAACGTGAACCGGCCCACACCTGTTACACCGGAAGCCACTGTCAGGTCACCAAATGAGCCGGGGGTGTCAGCAGCGCCAGAGGACAAGATGCCGTTAACTGCTACAACGATAGTCACAGTAGATGCGCCTGCTGTGTTGTCAATGTACAAATCAAACACAGTACCTTGAACTGCGCCAAGGGCTGCACCAAGCAAAGTGCCTGTGGGCAGGGTGATGGCAGTTGCGGCTGCGGAGGTTGAGGTAATGTAGCCAGTTGCTACCTGTGCTGCGGTAGCCGTTGCTGTGGCGTTAATTGCCGTTGGCGTATGGGTGATGCTGCCTGTGCCAGCGATATTGCCGGTAACATTACCCGTGACGTTGCCCGTAAGAGCGCCAATAAAGCCGTTGGTAGACGTAACCGGGCCAGAAAACGTGGTTGATGCCATGATTTTTCCTTACATACAAGTTAGGCGCATTAGTCTGTATGTCGTCAGCCGGGGCTGTCTAATGCACCGGAAAGCCCGGATTACCTGCAATATACACTAAAAGAAAGGGGGGCACAAGCCCCCCAATCAATTAAGCACCGGCAGAGCCAAACATGCCCAGAGGGTCAGACCAGCCAAAGCTGTAACGCTCACGAGACTTGTAACGGACGTTACCAGTATCGAAGTCACCGTCCATCGACTGCGCCAGAGGCGAACGCACAAAATGCTTCATCCCGTTAGGAACGTCAGTGGTCAGGAACCAAGCGTTCGTATCGGTCAAGAAGTGGTTGATGCAGTAGCCACCGGGGATGGAACCGTTGTTCTTCAATGCGTTGATATCGTTGTCAGCAGTGCTAACGCGGAGTTCAGTTTCCAGCAAACGAGTTGCCGTGAACTGCAATGAAGGTGGAACCACCAACTTATCAGGCTTTGCAGCAATCAACAGGCCACGCTCATCTGTCCACAAGCTGATTTGAATAACGGCATTCTCAAGAGAAGTCTCATTCAAGTCGGCAGGGGTAGATGGAATGTTACTGTTAGTACCACCAGACACCAAGGGGTGTGATGCGCTAAACAGAGCAACACCGTCACCACCAGCGTAAGTGCTACTGAAGCCGTTGTTTAGAACGGCAGCAGCTTTAACTTGCTTGGTGTAAGCCATAGCACGAGCCAGAGCTTTGGTGTAACGAGCAGACAAGCTGTCGTACAAGTTGTCCTCGATGGCCTCTTCGGTCAGCGAAAAACCCAAAGCAATGGTTTCGTGGTTGTATCGGGCAGTCCATGCTTCCTGCGCATTGTCATAAGCAATGGCAGAACCCTCGTTTTTAACGGGGGCAGCAGAAAAACCAGACAGTTTCGTTTCTTCTTCAAAAGAACGCTCAGAGGTTTCGGTCTCATAAATTTCTTTATGTTCCTCACCATACTTAGCGTACTCCAGACCAAACAGGGCATTCAGGCCGGGAAGAAGTTCTTTGAGTAGTTGTGCGCGTGAAATAGCCATGATTTAGCTCCTTATGCTGTTGCAGTTGCTGCGTAATACTCGTGCTGACCAAAATTCAGCTTGACCAGAACTTCTGGGTACTGATTAAAGACCAACGTGGAGCTTGAAACAAAAGCAGTGATGGGGGCTTGATTCATAACCACAGTCGTTGCACCTGCCGCTGCTGCTGTAATTACAAAGGATCCTGAAGCAATGTAATTGCCGCTAGAGTCCAGTGAGCCTACATCAGTACCAACAGGCAACGCAGAGGGAATTGCGCTACAAGTGATGGTGGCGGTTGAAATGCTTGTAAATGTGGCAGAACCAAGAGAAACGGCAGTATTTGGATTCAAACCCAACACACGCAAAGGCAGAGCATCTGTCGTTGCAGGCGTGGCGCTTGGAGCTAGAACTGCGTTCTTTGAATTACCCGTTGCAGTAGAGCCGGTGTTGTTGATCATTGCCACATTTTGGCCGATCATTGCACGAGCACCAGAAGCAATAGCAGTAGTAGCCGAGCAAACAACAGCAGAAAACACAGTGTCAGGATCGTCACAAACGATACCAACAATGTCCCCCGCAGCAGTACTTGCTGGGTAATACTGAGAGAACGTCTTCTGTTTGGTCAGCGGGTTGGTATACGAGCATCCCAAAAAGATGCCAGCAACTGTACCCAGCGTACCAGTAGTTACAGAAATACGTTCCAAGTTACCGCGAACCAAAGCCACAAGATCCCCATAAAAGATGTTCGTAGCGTAGTTGTTGATAATTGCATATTCACGGGTTGACCCCGCGAATACTTGACCACCGATCAAGTTGATCGGCTTTAGGCCGTAGGGGGCCGAGACGACGGGATAAGCCATTTAAGACTCCTTAAAAATTAAGTACCTTTGCCAAAACTACTTGAGGATTTACGCTCTTGGAAGAGCGGCATCCGCGCATCGCTTTGACGCATAAAACTATTGTCTACAGCATCTGTCTGAGATTGGGTAACCTTGGCAAAATGGGCGTTTCGCTGGGCTACAAAATCAGTAGGTGTCTTGCAAAGCAATAGTCCACCAACCTCAATGCTGTCCTTAAAACGGCTACTGGGATCGGCTAACAGTCGAAACTTCGGTTGTTCCTCAATGGCAACGGGTTCCCAGCCTTCTCGGAGTTTGGCCGATAAGTTACGGGGATCTGCCTGATTCATTGTAGAAACACGAATCCAGCGGTAGTTGTAACCGGGTTCTTTGTCCGGTTCAGGCAACAGTTCAGGCTGCATCCACTGCTTAGGGCGCTCCTGTACCGCACGTGTTGTCAACTCGCGTGTGAGTTTATTGTCTTTAACATCAACCATTTTGGGCCTCCAATTTCAAAACTTCCTTCACATACTGCTCAGGAGTTAAGCCAAATTTTTTGGCTAGGTTTACTTGGCTTTGCTTTAGCTTAACCTTGGTGGGGGCCGTGCTACGAACTGCCGAGGCGACTACAGTACCGGGTCTTGTGCGAGTACTTTGCCTACTGTCTTCTTGTTCCTCAAATTTCTCTGGGAACCGCTTGCGAATTGTTTTGTCTAATTCGCGGTAGTAATCTTCAGAACCAACCTCTACGCCATTATCTCTTAGGTCTTCGTGTAGAGCTAGAGCAAAGGCCGTCATACCCCGTTCCTGTCCAAACCAACGGTTGCGGTTTTGCCACACCACTGCTTTGTTGTCCGGTTCGGGTACATACGGTGCAGGTTGGTACTGCACAGGTTGAGGTTGTACACGAGTTTCTTCCTCTTGTAAAGAGGGCATGCGAAAGTTTTTTACCTGTATGGCTTTTAGGTTGGCCATTTGCAACGCTTGGTTGGCTTCCACCATCTTGTCAGCGTCACCTGCCTCATAGGCTTCTTTATAAGCACGCTGGGCAATCTTCAATTCCATATCAGAATTACTCTGAATGGTTGAGACGTATTCCTTTTCACCCGTATTTAGAATACTTTTGATGCGCTTATTCTCTTCTAGTAAGCGTTGTGCCAAAGTTACAGCTTCTTGCTGTTCCCTTACGGCAGATTCCTTTTCACGGCGCTCATCGTGCCAAACTTTGCGCATTTGCTTGAGTTTGGTCTTGACGTTATCGTCATACTGGTCGAGTTCGTCTTTTTCCAGTTCCTCGACAAGAGGTTTGGGCATGGGCTGACGGCCACGATCCTCTACAGGAGTGTCGTCTTCAATCTCAATTTCAATTTCGGGAGCACCTTGTTCGGGTTTACCCTTAGTCTCAACCTCGTCTGGGAACTTAAATTCTGTGTCTTCAAAAGGCATTTTGTGCTCCTTTATTTGCGTTTGATCCAAACAGTCGTTCGGAATGTTTGTTGGACTTACTTTGGTTCCAATGCTTTGGGACTACTTGCAAGTTACTAGCGATACAATTACCCCCTTTTGATACCGGAATAATGTGGTCAACCTCCCACTTACCCCCTACCAAGTGGTTTCGTAATTTAGCTAAAACCATGGCTTCATGTAGAACAAACCTATCAAAATCAGATAGATCGCGCTCCAATGAACGCCTCATGGCACGGTCTGCGGCGTAAAATTCTGAGTTGGCTTTCCTCCATTTGACTTTTGCCGCTAATCTGGCTTCGGAAAGTGGCGTATTGGCTCTACGAGCCTCTGCTTCCGCTCTACCACCAGATAACGCATACGACGCGTCTTCTTTGCGTTTTTGTAGCTTCCCTTTTTCAGAAGAATAATATCGTTGCTTTGCGGCTTTTACCTTTTCAGGATTTGCCTTTTGCCAACGTCTTATTGCCTCCCGTTGCTTTGTTTTGCCTTCCTCGCTTCTCATTTTCTTTTGACCCCCCTTGGATCATCCACAACGGCCTCAACAGTATCGTCATTGATGATGCGGAACTCGCGGCCATGTATGACCAAACGAGAACCCGAATGTGGGCGCACAAGGATGAAATCTCCCTGTTTACACCACGGCCCGTTAGGAAACTTCACCGGGTCTTGATAGCAGTCTGGCCCCATCTCCACAACAAACAAGACCGTAGTGAGGGTCTCCTCATTGCGCATGGTTTCATCAGCTTTGATTAAACCCACTTCACTGTCCTCAAACTCTTTATCCGCCTCTGGTATGGCACAAAGGATCCGATAGCCTGACGGCTTGGGCAGTTGTTTGCCTTTCTCCTCTGCGGTTGCGGCAAAGTTATAGGCTCCCACGACTTGTGGGTTGTTGGCGTCTGTAGCCAACAAGATGGAACTAGTCATCCGAGGTCTCCAATCGTTGTTTCAGGTCTAGGGTATATCCCCGCATGATGAGCAGACCACGGATCTCACCACACAGTTTCTTGTACTCCTCGTAGGACTCGGCCTTGCCATCGGCCAGATAGTCCTTGAGTTGCTCAACTTTCTCATCAGCTTGTTTGATAAGAACTTCAAATGCATTCATCACGCGCCTTTCTTGGGTTGGTTTCGCTGTTGATCCTGCTGCCTCATTTGAATACGCTCCTGCATAAGCCGCAGTTGTTCCTCGTGGCTCTTGTTAGAGAGTTGTTTGAGGATATCTACCCCGGTGTCCGTCATGTGGCGTTGCTGGTCAGATTTCATCGTCATTACTGTTTTAATTGCATCAACTTTGACACGCTTGTCGGCAGTGTCAGTCTGTGACCGAATGCGGTCACGCTCAATATCCAACTGCGCCGCTTTGATGGCGTTGTCAGCCTGATCTTTAGCAGCCTTGCGTTTGTTTTCCTCTGCTTTAAGCTGAAGCTCCTGCATCTGCATCTGGATGATGGGATCTTGCGCCTGTTGTTTTGCCTGAGCTTGTTGTGCTTCCTGCATGTTTTTCTGGAGCAACTGTTGTGCAGCTTGTGCCAACATCGGAGACAGCCGCGCTTCGACTTCAGGATCCATGTTTATATCTTCGCCCGACTCATCTGTCTGTGGTGGCAACGCCATGCCAAGTGTCTGCTCGATCTGTTTGCGATACTCAAAGCCCAAGTGCTCGTTGATGTGCGCCATCATGGCTGACTGCATGGCTTGCGCCATGGGGTTCTGCTGCAAGAGCGCCATGATCTTGGGATCCTGCATCGCGGCCATGTGCACAACGATGTGGGCTTGGTGTTCTTGGGTGAGGAACGCTTTGACTGGCTTGCCCTTGAGCACGTTCTGGTTCTCTGACACCGGGTCGGTCGGCTTCTGGTCGTCGTCCATCGGCACGAGCTTGGATGCTTCCTTGATACCCAGCACCTCCAGCATCTGGCGGTGCAAGAGTGGCAAGTTGTACAACTGCGGCGCACCTTGGGCCAACTGGAGCACAGCCTGATACTGCACAATCTTCTGCGCCATTGTTGACGCATTCGGATCACTGACAGGGATCACGTTCACATCGTCGTAGTCGGACTTCTTCGCCTTACGTGAGCCTTCGCTTGGCTGGTAGTCGTAATCTTCAGGTGTGTACTCAGCGATGATGTTCTTCAAGAGTCCCAACTCTTGCTTCATGCTGTAGTGAACCCGTGCCTGAATGGCACTCATATTCTTCAGGGTTCTCTCAAGAATAGCCAAGGTAGTACCTACCGGCGCTTGCGCACTCATGTCACTGAGCGTCAGGTCAGCCGTGTTGGCAAAACGTCTACCTTCTTCAACAATCTGCCCGAGCAACGCCATCAGCGTTTGGCTAGGTTCCTTATAAGGTAGTGGCAGTAAGTTATCTTTTAGTGTGCCGCTGGCCACATCTGCATCACGCCACTCACCCGGGGCAATCGGTGTATCGTCCCCCTTGACGCGCATGCCACGAGTCTTAAAACCCCCGGGCAGATTACTCAACGTACCAGCATCGACAAGCTGACGGATAAGGGAAGTGCCTGACTTAGCAAAAGCCCCGATGAGATGGATGAGGCCAAAGCAGTAGAAGCCAAACCCGGGAACGTACCCATAGTGGACAAAGTGTTGTCGCTTGGCGTGGGTCTTATCATCAGGCTCCCAATTACGCCGAATAGCCAGCACGTTGCTAGTCCCTTTCTCAAGGGTTACCACATATGGCAGTGCAATGCCGGTCTCCTCACCCTTCTTGTCCTTGTGCTCATAGCCTTTCAGGTCAAGGTCTACGTTCATCTCCAAGAGTTTGAAGCGGTTGTCAGAGGTGGCCCTGAAGCCCATTTTCTCGGCAATCTTCTTCTCAACCTCATCGAGCACGTTGTCGGGCGTACCCAAGTCAATGTCACGGTAAAACCCCGCTACTTGTAGCTTACGCAACTCATTCTCGGTCTTACGCATCACATGAGTAACCCGAGGGGAAGACTCTAGATTAGACGCGCCATAGGGCACAACGATGTCCTCCGCAGGTACAAAGAACGACACTTGACGATCCAGTGACGGGTCAAAGTACACCTTCTTGAACGCATTGCCAGACAGACCCAAGCCCCACAGCATGCGCTCATGCTCAGGCCGGTACTCTTTCATCACGTCCGTCAACTGGTAGTTCATGTCGTCTTGCACACGAATCGCGGACTCTTTCTTGGCTGGCGTCTCTTTGCCAATGATCTGGGTCTTTACCGGCCCAGCGGCTGGGAACGTAGCCATCATTGTCTCGGACTGGAACTTCACCAGAGCTTCTGACAACATGGGGTGGAACACCCCACACGCACCTTCCCATGGCTCTGTGCGTTCTTCAATCTTCATACCCAAAAGTTCTAGGCCGTCCACGTAAGTCTGCATCCAGTCCTTGCGACTGGCTACATCCTCGTCATAGTCGCTGATTAAATCTTCAGCAATACTCTGCAAAACATTCTCACCAATATGCTCGGCCAAGTTGTCGTTGAACTCATCCTCGCCTTCTGCATCAGGCTCAATCTCGATCTCCGTACCGCCCATGCCGATACGCACGGATTCGGGATCTTCAATCTCGATCTCAATCTGCGGAGACGCTTGATTCATTGCAGCCAGTTCTTCTAAACCTTGGGGTGCTGCGTATAGTGATTTCTCAATTGCCATGATGTGTCCTTAAATTAGCTTGTTGTTTCCAACGTTTTCTACATAGCCACCGTTAGCGTACCCAATCATTTTTTTCAGTTTGTCCATCATGCTCGGTTCAGCAGGTTCAGGTTGTCTAGTATAAGGAGGTAGGTCTCGGGCATCCAACCGCGTTTGGCGCAGTCCCGTAATTGCGTTGTACGTCTCACGCACGTCTTTGTTTTTGAACAGCGTCTTGCGCAACACCGGGTCTTTGGTTAAGTCCACATTGTTTGCCGCTTCATACCCAGCCAACGAAGCTAGTTGTTCATACAGGGCCGTGCCACCCTGTTTCAACACGTGAGGGTCAAAATAAGCATCGTCGATACCGTATTTTGTTTTAAGGTGCTCCGCAACGCCTACGGCGTCTTCAACAAATTGTTTTCGTTGTGCGCCGCCAACTAAAAAGGGGTGTTTACCTATAAGTTCATCAAACTTTTTGTTAATCATAGCCCCCGTGCCCAACCCCTGCCGCGCTAACAAATGTTCCTGCTCGTGAGCAAGTGTATCTTTGTCGGCATCTTGGCGAAGGAATACCGCCTGTGCTTGCCTGCGATTTTTGTCAAAATCCGCAATGCGGTTGCTGCCTAATACAAAACCCAAACCATTTGTACCTTGCAGTTCAGGCGCATCAAATACCCGCAAAGACGGCAATCCCGCACTTGTGTACGGCTGATCCGCACTTGAAATCTTGCGCTCTTTTAAACGGCTGGGATCAATATCCCCGCCTCTAAGTTGCTCCAATGTACGCAAGTCTAGCCCGGTTGTCGCCATGATGTGTCCTTAATAGTACGGCTCTTTCCTGCGAAACTGCCGAGGTTCATCTTCTTCGTCAGACGCTAGTTGAATAAAGCCACCGCGCCTGTAGCGCAGTAATGCCTGACTCATAGAGTCTACCAAGTCATCGTGTTCGCCCGAGGGGAAACTGGCGACTTCTTCTATCAATTCTTCTGCCCAGTGCGTATTAGGCACCCAAACGTGCCCGGATGCAAACAAGTCAGATACTGCATTTAGTCGGGCTATCTTGTCGTTTCCCCGGCTTGGTGTGAATTCTTGCACGGGGATTCCCATCGCCCGAAGCTCAAATATCAGGGGCGAACCCGCCGCTTTGGCCTCTACTATCAGGGAATCGACCTCCCACGCCTTGAATTCTTCTTGCGCCCGCTGTTTTAACTCGGGAAACTCCATGCGTTTCTTAAACGCATTGAGCAGGATGATATTTGCCCGATTTACGCCCCGGTCATCGTCTTGGTAAAACACACCCCATGTCGTACACGCGCTGTAGTCGGCCCGTTCTGTCTTCAAGAACGCCGTATCCCACGATTGAATGACAAACTCATAGGTCGGCGGGCGATCATGCTCCCAAACTTTCCACCATTCGCGTTTCACAATCGCACTTACGTCCGACGTAGGCTGCTGCATGTACTGCGCCTGCCATTTGGCGTTAGGCAGCTCTTCTTTTAGGGCTTGTAGCTCCTTGAGTGCCCAAAACTCAGGCCATAAGGGTTTACCCGAGGGTAAAATGGCTGGAAACTCGATGACTTCCCACTCTTCACCCGACCTTTGGGCCGCTGCCTTGACCACCTGCCCTGTCAAATCCTTCTTTGACCACCTCGTCATCACTACAACGATAGAGCCACCCGGCTGGAGACGCTGCCGAGGGCCAGATGTGTACCACTCATAGGTCTTGTCGTAGATTTCTGGGTTAGTCTGGGCCATTGCGGCCTCTTGCTCCGAGTGCGGGTCGTCTATTATTAGTATGTCGGCACCTTTGCCGGTCACAGCACCCCCAACACCGATGGCAAAGTACTCACCGCCAAAGTTTGTGTTCCATCGACCCGCCGCTTTAGAGTCAGACTGCAAATCTAGGGCCGGGAATATCCGCTTATAGTTAGCAGAGTCCACCAAGTTACGCACTTTCCGCCCGAACCCCACCGCCAACTCGGCTGTGTGGCTGGTCTGGATGACTTTTTTGCCCGGAAACTTGCCAAAAAACCATGCCGGTAGCAGGTAAGAGGCGAATTCTGACTTGGTATGCCGGGGTGGCATGTTGATGATCAGCCTTTTACACTCCCCGTTGGCCACCCGCTCAAACGCTTTAGCCATTTTCTCGTGGTGCCGACCGTGGATGAAGCTAGGCCACATCTCTCTGACAAACACCATGAAGTCATCAGCCGCTCGTGTACGCAGCTTGCGGGTATTTAGCTCATCCAGAATATCTGCGATGGCTTCTTGCTCGTCCGGGGGGAATTTCTTGAGCAGCATCTGCTGCTGCTGGTAGGGGAGAGTTTGCAGCTTCTCCAGCACCAACTCAATCTTCATTGGTCTCTTCCAACTCTTTGCCCGTCATGCCCAACTCTTCGTCCAGATCAATCAGTTGAACCGCAGATGCACCGTTCAGGTATGTCTCGTCCTTAATCTGCAACGCGCTGGACTCCACATCAATGATGTTGTCCATGTAGGCTGATAACTTAGTAGCTAGTTCAGCTTGCAACTCTTCAGTTGTCCTGTGTGTGATATTGATATCCAGTCGTTCTGCAAACGCTCCCACATCACTCATCTTGCCCAGCATCTCCAGCGCCTTTAACTGGGTGGACTCTTTGTCTGAGCCTGTCAGCATCAGCAACCGCATCTTCACGTAGTTACGCACCTGTGCAGCGTTGCGTACAACTTCAACGTCATACTCGTCCAACATGGACTTGAGTAAAACGGCTGCTGCTGAATTGAGTTCTCTACCCGCAGACGGGGTTTCAAAGAACTGGGCGCGGGCTTCTTTCTTGTCCGCAATAGTTATGGTGGGAGCTTGCATCCCGTTGGCCGTCAGAAACTCTACCGTGTTGAACGCAGCTTGCGCTCGTGCATGCAGGTCTTTGGCCTCTTCTGTGGTGAGAGAAAAGGGTACGGGTATATCTAGTTCTGGTGTAACAAGAATCATGGGTAGCGGTTTGTAGCTCCAATGGGAGCGGAGTGTACACGCTTTTGTAAAAATAATATAGGGGGTGGGGGTATTTCGTGTGGAAAGATGTTGGGGGGTGTTTCTATAGCAAGTTTCCGGGGGGAGTTGCGTAAGTTTGCATGGGGTGGGGGGGCCAATTTAGTTTTTTTGTTGTAATCTTTTGAGGACAACACAGTGCAAAGCCCCGCGCAGGGCAACCGGCCTGATCTAGGGGGTGCCCCCTCCTATCTTCATACCGTATGAAATTCAATGGCCCCGGGTGTAAGGATAGACCTATCCCATGCATCCTATAACAATCTGTGGTCTAATACATTCATGGATCGGGAAAGTATGGCCGTTTCATCCCATATCGGGTTTATCCATACTGTTAGTATGAAAGTGTTATATGACTACATTATCTCTCTCGGCAGTTGCTGCCGCTTGTGCTGCCGCTCTGGTCAAATCATGCGAACATGAGAAGGCTTCGATAGCAGCAAAGGAAACGGCAAACAAGGCCATCGTGCAACTGCATGATGCTAAGGCAGTCGTTGGCGATCGGCGCAAATGCGCCATGGCAGCATCGTTCTACGATGGCCTTATCACTGGTGGATGGGCAAAGGGTACAGCGGCAAACTACCTGACAACATTCAGGGATGCTGTTAAGACTGGTAAACCAGTAACGGACTGGAATACAAAGCGTAAGGGCGCGAAGGCAAAAAGTGCAAAGGGCAAAAAAGAATTCGCGGACAAACTAGCAACGGTCTACCGTGATGCGGATTTTGCAGGGTTTATCACTGACTTGCAACAATCATTTTATGATGACGAAATCGAAACCCTGATTGATGGTGTTAAATCGTATCTTGAAGCATCGGGAATCGAGTTGAAATAATCGGTAACCCCTTAAAAACCCCGCTTCGGCGGGGTTTTTTTTCGCCCAAAATTCCCCAACTTTTCCACGTGGAAAAGTTTTGATAACAGTTCCCTCGACGCGGGCTGCAAGCAATGCACCAGCTTATGCCATGTTATGTTGCAGATGCTACTCGTTGCGCTAACACATACCAAGTTATAACTTCATACGGTATGAAGTTTTCCTGATACCTGTTCCCTCGACGCGGGCCGCAAATGACGCAAAACTAAGGGTAAACCCCCTGTGGATAACTACACAAAAAAGAAGTTGTCACGTGTTTTGACCCCTAAACACACCAAAGGAAGTTGCCACAAGAAATCACCCTACAACTTCTTTGCAACTTAAAATCTAAGTTATGACAAGCCGCCGACATTCAAAACCATTTACACCGATAACTGTTCCCTATATGCGGGCCGTACTGACATGCAAGGGCTTGTCTTGCATATGGTTGCAACGTACTACGTGGACACATCTTCATACCGTATGAAGTGTCAAGTGCGTATACGGCAATGCTGTATGTGATTTTATTCAATTAAGCAAGAAAATTCTGTGACCACAGAATAATACAAACCCTAATAAAATCAAGCACTTACGCACGTTTTTTCCCTATTATTCTATTATTCTATTAAAAAATATATATGAAGAGACAATTTGCAAAAACTCTAAATTTGCTGTTTTTGTTCGCTCTCGCACATGCATGTGTGTGAGTCCTGTTATTTGTCTCTCTCATCTCAAAACCGCAGAATAAAGGAATAATACCCAAAAAACGCTCCTAACCCTATGATCTATAATGGTTTTCTTTTATTCTCCACTTACAGAACTTTCTTGCATAATTGAATTTAATCACTAACAGTACCCCTATATAACCCATAGTAGCAGCTTGACATACCCCCCTTTTTGTGGTACAGTAGAGGCTCAACACGTGAAAACATGTTGTATCGTGAAATATCACGAAGGGTAGTTGTGATCTCACCACTGCCCCAACTGCTCTTTAACAACTCATCAAACACCGATCTTCATACCGTATGAAGATCTAAACTAAACCGCCGCTTGCTCGATGCAAGAAGCGCACAGGTGAACCCCAACGGTGCATGTCACAACATGCGCCCAAGGCATAGAACCTTCCATGCGTGAACAGGCGTACCGTAGTCAGTCGGTGCACTTTGTGGTGTAGGTTAGTAGTGTGCCGTGACGCACCGAAGTTGGCCGATAGCAAAGCGCAAGTCAATACAGATACTGCCTAAATGTGTGGGGCTAGGATTTCATACCGTATGAAGTCCCGTAGGCGAAAGCCTTAAACCCCTAACGTGGAGTATGCACGGGAGAGTAGCGTTCACTTATATATGGGGCAATCAGTCTTTGGGGAAACCCGAAGCATGCCTTAGAACAACTACCGAACCCGATGCCAACCCCCACTAGGAACACGAACCGCAAGGGATAAGCGTGAACGACAAACACTATCGCAGTTAAAACAAACCAGCACAAGATACAACAAGATAACAACCCGTAGGGCACAGCATGTCTGTGTCCTACCAGATGCGATCTTGCATCAACACAACCAACTAACCGTACGACAACCTAACCGGAGAAACCAAATGAAACAAGCAGAAGACAACAAGACCATCGACATGTGGGAAACCACGGGTAAGTTCACTTGGGGCTACCGCATCATCAACCTCAAGTCGCAGAACGGTGGCGATGACTGGTACTGCCTACAAGAAGTTTGCTACGACATGAACGACAAGCCAACGGGTTACAGCGCACCGTGCCTTGGCTCAGAAAACATGGAGGGTATGCGGGATGTGTGGGACATGATGACAGACGCAATGGTGTTGCCCCCCATGCAGGAAGAGGACTTCCCCAAATGAAACAACTACGTCACAACATCCTGTACGTGGTGTTCTACGTGGCCATACTAGTAGTGCTGTGTCTCGACATGTTCGTGTGGCGTCCCAATTGACAGCCCATTGTCAATGTGTTATAGTGTAGTTTGTGTTAGTGAAAGTAGGTACAACTTCATACCGTATGAAGCTACCAAACCTGAAAGGAAATCATCATGAGTTTCGCAATCAACATGGACAACTTCAGTGTGTCCAAACTGTCCTCCTCTGCCCTCATTGTCAATCTGTCCATGTCCGTATGGACTGGGCGCAAGCTGGACAAGCGTGTGTCCGAGGAGGTTGACCAGCAAAACAGCACCAAGACCCGTGCTGGTAACTACCACAAGAACCTGCTTGCAGGGTCTGGCAAGCTGACCGAGATCACCAAGGTAGCCAATGCCATCCGTTCGTGGTTGTATGGTGTGACCCAACCGTGGGGTGACAACGGCGACCGCATCCTGAACATGGCCTACTTCATGGAGTTCAAGGACAGGCTCACCGACTACGAGGGACAGTTCGCAACCTCTGTCAACAACTTCCTCAGCGACTACGACACACTGGTGTCTGCTGCTGCCTTCCAGCTTGGCGACTTGTTCAACCGTGAGGACTACCCGACACGGGAAACTATCGAGGCCAAGTTTGCCATGCGCTATAGCATGACCCCACTGCCTCAGTCGGGCGACTTCCGGGTGGACATAGGCGAGGAGGGTCTCAAGGAGTTGCAGGGTCAGTACGAGGGTGTGCTCAAGGCACGTGTGGAGGGTGCGATGCACGAGGCATGGGAGAGACTGCACGACTGCCTGTCCCGCATGTCGGAGCGGCTGACTGACGACACCGATAGCAACGGCGACCCCAAGCGCAAGATATTCCGCGACTCTCTTATCGAGAATGCTGTCGAAGTATGCGGCCTGTTGAAGTCATTCAACATCACTAACGACACACGTATGGACGAGATGCGTAAGCAGTTGGAGGATGCCATGCGTGGCGTGGATGCCGACTCTCTGCGTGACAGCGACATGTTGCGTGAGCAGACCAAGCGCAAGGTGGACAGCATACTGTCTAAGTTCGAGATGTAATTTGTTGGGGCATCTTCATACCGTATGAACTTGCCCTGTTTATTT